AGGCTTGGAGCATATCTTTATTATGAAGAAGGATTAAAAATAGATAGCAACAAAGAAGAAGGCCTTTATGTAGAACTACATCTTAAAGGTAAAAATATAGTAAGAGCTTATAGATATGCAGGGAATAAAATTGGGGCTCAAATACCTTTATCATCTATAGACAGAGCTTTTACAGTAGGTAAAAACATAAAAGATACTTCTGAAAAAGGGCAAAAAGGATTTGAATACACAATAAATACAGAATTAGAAGATTTTGATATTCAAAACTTTATGGGATTAGATAAAGATATTGGAGAACTGTATTCAGAAAGTATTTACAATGGTTTATCTTCCACATTTTTAGAAATGACTATAAGGATAACTTCTAATAGTTATTTATTCAACAAAGTAAACAATCCAAACATGATAGGACCAGATGTATCAGAAACACAAGTGTCCATAGTTCCAACATGGAAAGAAAATGTGTTAGGAACAGAATACAGAGAAGAAAAAGTAGTGAAACAGGGGAAATATCATGTGATTAATGATTCAAAGTGGATAGGAGGAATGAAGTATATAGAGCCTCCAACTTCTCATGTAGAAACAATTTATAAACATTTAGAATTAAATTATTCCAATGCTTATAGTCAATTAGGAGTAAATGCAGTAGCCCTTGGATTAATAAATATTGGTGGCAATATAAGCAGTGGAGAAGCATTTAAAAAAGCTATAACGTCTACTTTGAATAAAGCCAGAGATATAGTCAATAATATATATACCCCACTTATTACCTTATATAAGCAAGCTTATAAATTAGAAAAGAAAAAAGAGTTTTCTAAATTTGATATTGGATTTAGTGATGGAATATCTTTGTCTAAAAAAGAAGAAACTGAAAATGCTTCTTTGCAAGTAAACAATAAGTTAAAATCCAGAAAAACATATTTAATTGAAAATGGATATACAGAAAAGGCAGCAGATGAAGAGATTGAAAGAATAGCTGAGGAACAAGACAGACTATCAGGAATGAGTTTAGAAACAATAACAGAAGGAGATATAGGAGGTAATGATGAATAGTGGCTAAAGATAAAAGAGATCATCTTATAAAACTTTACGAACAGGCTCTAAATGACCTTATAAAAGTATTTGAAGAAAACTTAAAAGCAGGAAAAAAGATTGACTATGAAAGAACATTACTTCTTAACTTAAAAAAAGCCTTTGAAAAAGTCAAAGATCAGAAAAAGATTATACAACTATCCCTCAATGATGATTATATTGAGAGAAAAATCAAAGAAATAGAAAGAAGTATAAAGGTTAATAATGTGGCTCTAGACTATGATTATACAAAATTTACAGAAATAGATATAGAGAATGTTGAAGGGCTATACAAAATCTTTAATGACAAGCTTAACAGGGCAGAAAAGGGAATAGGGAGGCAAATACAATCTTTCTTTACAGAACAGGAGAAAAGAGATACTTCTGAACTTAATAAAATATTAAGGGATGAATTAGTATTAAGAGAACTTGGGAAAAGTAAAGAAAGGGCAATAGCAGATATAACAGAGAAACTTAAAGATAATCTATATTTTAATCTTAAAACTAATAAAAGTAAAAATATAAGAATGTCATTACCTGCTTATGCCAAGATGAATTTAAACACTATGTTTCAACAAGCTAAGAACACAGCTTCTATACAAGCAGTAAAAGACACAGGAAACAAGTTGGTAAAGTTCAGTAGTCATTATTGGACTTGCGAAACTTGTGCTAAATATGCAGAAGGGCGGGTATATAGCTTAGATAAGAGAATAAAAAAATATCCATATTTATACGACATCCCTGGATTCAATAAAGGATATAAAAGTATTCACCCTAACTGTAAACACTTGTTAAGTGGGTATTTTGAAGAAGGTTATACAGAAAAAGAGATAGAGGAAAATAAGAAACTATCTAAAAATCAGGAAGACAACAGAAGTTCTGATATGATAGAAAAATACAATCTTAGACAGGAAATAAACAGGTTAGAAAGATTGAAAAAAGGGATAAAAGAAAAAATAAACATTATAGAAGATGAAAACCAAAAAGCAGTATTAAGAAGAAAAAACAGAGAGATAAATACAAAAATAAAAGACTTAAAAGAGAAATTTAAGGAGTTATAGGAGGAAAACATGACAATAGAAGAGTTATTGGCAGAGATAGCAAAGAACAAAGGTAATAAAGGATTTATCACAGCATTAGCAGCCTTGAATATTGTAACAGCAAAGGAAGTTGAAGCAAAATACACAGATGAAGGAGTAAAAAAATATTTAACAGAAAATAAGAGTTTAAATGATGAACTAACAACAGCAAATACAAAAAAATTTCTTGCTGGAAAACTTGGAAAAGTTGAAAAAGATATAACAGATGAAGATATAGCACTTGATCTTATTCCAAAATCTATATTGAATGAACAAGTAGGAAAATATCAAGGGAAAATCAAAGATTATGAAATTTCAAAAGCTTTAGGAGATAAAGCAGATTTATTAAAGCCACACCTAGATATAGAAAAAGTTGTTTTAGATGGAGACCTAAATATAAAAGGTTTAGATGAACAAGTGACAAATTTAAAAACAAAATTTTCATCTTTATTTGAAGCAAAAGAAGAAGAAGAGGGGGATGATACTGGGGGAGGATTCAAAAATGGAAAAGGAGGAACACCAAAAAATCCGTGGTTAAAGGAAACTTGGAACGAAGGAGAACAGGCAAAGTTATATAAAGAGAATAAAGATTTAGCTGAAAAGTATATGGAAGAAACAGGATATAAATATTAATTTAAAGGGAGTGATGAAAAAATGGAAAACAAAAAAATGAGAGTAGACAATTATTTAAAAACACAAGGGCTTATGATTCAATTATTTGCAACTGTCCCAACAAGAATAGCTGATGTAATAGTTCCAGAAATTTTCAAAGGGTATATAAATAAAGAGCCTTTAGAACTTAATGCTTTTTATCAATCTGGAATACTTGTAAGAACAACAGAGTTTGATAATCTAGCAGCAGGGGCAGGGTATACAATTAATATGCCTTACTGGGATGAATTAGAAGGTGGATATGAACAAAGAAAAGATAATGATGATTCAGGAGCACCCAAATTTAATAAGATTACAGCTAAAAAAGAAGTGGCTGTGAAGTGTTTTGATGTATACAGAGCGGGAGCGGCTTCTTTTGCTTCTGAACTTGCTGGAAGTAATGCAATGGGAGCTATTCAATCAAAAGTAGCTCATAAGATAAAGAATTTAGACCAAAAAAGAATATTTCAAACATTACAAGGTGTTTTTGCTTCTGCTTCTATGTCAAAAAATATATATGATATTTCAGGAGCAGAAGGAGAAAAGGCTGTTTTTTCTCCAGAAGCTTTAATAGAAGCACAAGGACTATTAGGAGATAGACAAGATCAAGTAATGGCTGTGGCAATGCACTCGGCAACATATACATTACTAAAAAAACAAAATTTAATAACAGTTGATAAAAATTCTTCACAAGCAGGGCTACCAATTGAATATTATGGAAAAAGAAGGGTCATAGTAGATGACAGTATAAAACCAGATTCAGATGGAACATATAAAACTTACTTATTTATAAATGGTGCTATTGCATATGGTAGAGGTGGAGAGCAATATCCATTAGAAATAGGGAAAATACCACATTATGAAGAAGAAGGGATCACAATTAGAAAAAATCATATATTCCATGTTAGAGGTACAAAATGGAAAGGGGCAACAGATGTAGTTATTGATCCAGATGTGGATTTAATAAAAGGAGCTAACTGGGAGGCTGCATATCCAACAAAACAAATAGCAGTTATTCTGTTTAAACATAGAGTAGTTGCAAAACCAGTAACACCACCAGTAACACCATAAGAAATAAGGAGAATAACATGAGTTATATAACAGTAGAAGAAGCGGAAAAAATACTTGAATTTGAACTCAAAGAATATTCAGACTATTCAATCTTTTCTACAGAGAAAAAGCAATATTTTTTAGATAAAGCAACAAATAAAATAAATAGTCTTGATATAAAGTATAGAGGGAAGGGAGAAAATGCCTTTCCTCTCATATATCAAAAAGAAATTCCTGATGAAATAATGGTTGCTTGTGCTTTAGAAAGTGCTTATATGGCTTTAGGAAAAGAATCTGAAGCATTATTCCCTTATAGAAATGGAATAATTTCTGAAAGTGAAACAGGAGCAAGCGTTACTTATAATTCAGGAAATAATATGGAAGAACTGGCAAAGTATGGATTTAATAATTTGGAAACTATAAAAATACTAGAAAGATATATAAGAAAATCTGTAAGAATATCATAGGAGCCAACATGAAAAGTTTAAGAGATAGACTTGGATATAATCAAGACAAAATAACTATTTGGGAAGCTATGGAAGGAGAACTGGATAAATATCATAGACCTAAAAAGATATGGAAAAAAACTGTTGTAATTGGAACATGGAAAAACTCTATAAAAACTATAAGAAGCATGACGGGTGATAGTGTTTCTTCTGTAGGGAATGCCCTTGTTCCTTTGCTCCTAGATATAAGAGAAAATATTCTTATAGAGCAAGGAGAAGCAGAAGGAGATAAACCAAGTGCAACAGCAAAAAAAATAATAACTATGGAAGAAGTGGAAAGAATAAGAAAGCCAGCTTGTGAGTGGATATATTATGTCTAATATCAAGAAAAAATTAGATATAGAAGTAGCAAGAGGGCTGAATAAATTTGGAGAGCATTTAAAAGATAAAGTTATTGAAGCAACTCCGCTAGATACAGGAGAATTAAGGAGAAGTATATACAAGAAAGACGCTACAGAAGGAAATTTAACTGTAGAAGTGGGGAGCAGTGGGGCAATAGCTCCCTACAATGTATATGTACATGAAATTCCTATGACAAATTATACAACAGCAGGAACGGGGAGTAAATTCCTTGAAAGACCTTTCTATGAGGAAAAAGACAAGATAAAAACCTTTATAAAAGAAGAGGTAAAGAAAAAATGATTAAAAAAATAGTAGATGAAATAAATATAATGGAACTAGGAATAAAAGCGGATTTTGGATATTCAGATACTAAAGAAAATGGGATATTTGTTATAGATACCCTCACAAAAGATACAACCAAGCATAATAGAGGGGAGAGAATACAAATACTCATTTGTATCACAGAAATTGAAGATGGATATTTAAAAGTAAAAGAAATAGCTGAAAAAATCAAGAAAAAACTTGATGAAATGAGTTGTTATGATGTATCAATGCGCTATGTAGGAGAATATCAAAACAAACACAGCTATTCTATCAATTTAAGTACAGGAGGAATATAGAAATGGTAAATATAAAAGAAGTAATTCATAACAGTAAAGAAAGATTTTTAGAAGTGCAGCCTAACGGAGCAGGAGTTTATATCGGAATGCAAGCATACGAAGCCATAAAAAATGAAAGTGAATACACAGATTCTATGAAAGTGATTATTCCTAAAATGGATCTTCTAACTGGAACAGTAAATACAGATAAATTCGATGTTACAGGGTCAACATTAACAGCAAATCCAACACCAAAAAATATAGTTGTGGTTTTATTTGATAAATCAGAACTTGATGGATTGGCAACTGCTGAAGATTATAAGGGAATGGCTAACCCTAATTTGATTGAAATTGTAAAAGTAAAGGCCATAGCTTCAACAGAAATAGAAATGGATAATGAACCTAAAAATAAAGCTTTCACAAATGCTGTTTTACTAGAAAATGATGGCTACATAGATGTAGCTCAAATAACAGACTTCACATCAACAGAGCAACAAGCAGAAATAAACACAAATAATAAACATTCAAATGGATATGAAAGTGCAATAGGAGGACTTAAAACTTCTAGTATAGATGGAATACAAGGATATTATCACCCAGACTTTCCATCGGTAGCAACTTTAAACTTTGCATTTGATGGAGAATTCACTATTAAAGCAAGACATGGAGCATTAAAACAAAAGAATACCCCATATATAGAGGGAGTGTATAAAGTAACAGAATTTACACATTCAGGTACTCTTGATGGTGGAAGTGCTTTAACTTATACAGCTTCATTGAAACTTCAATCAGGAATGGTGGAAAAGAAAGTTTTTACAAAATAAGAGCAAAGGGGAGTAATCCCCTTTCTCCATATTATTTTAAATGAGAATATTTATAGAATATTTTGATTTAAGAGAATAAGGCATACAGGAGGAAATAATGAAATTGAAAATAAATGATATAGAGTATGATTTAAAACTTAATCTAAGGTCAAGAATAAAGTTAAGTAAAGAATATCCAGAAGAAACAAAAATGTTTGAATTAGCAGGACAAGGAGATATAGCTACAATAACAAAAATAATTCATGCTTCTTTACAGAAATATAACTTTTCTTATGAAGATTTTTTAAAAAGTTATCCTAACATAAAAGAGAGTTATGAGGCACTAATAAAAATCTTTCAAAAACTTATAGCCTTTGCAGGCAACCCATTTGAATTGCCTAGTAATATAAATAGTCAAGATAGTAAAAGGGAACCTGTTAAAACAGATTTTAGAGAGTTGCTTATAAATGTAATGAGTAAAGGATATACACAAGAAGAAGTATTAAATATGACTTACTGGGATATCAACCTAATATTTGAGGCAGACTATAAGAAACTAGAAAGAGAAACTTTTCATACCAATGCTTTAATCAACACAATGGCTGGAATAATGGGAAGTAAAGAAACAATAGACATTCTAGGAAGAAAGAAAAAAGAAGAATATAGAGATTATTCTATATTTGAGAGAGCAAGTGAACTATTAAACATGAAAAAATAGATTTTTAAAAAATTTGAACATTGGCAAATAAATATATCTGAGGTTGCTAATCCTTTTTTTATAGGGTATACTAAAAAGAAAAAAGGGTGGTTAGATGAAGAAAATATTATTATTACTATTTTTTGTTATTTCAACTTTGAGCTTTTCAGAATGGAAAGTTGGTGAAAGGCTCTCAACTATTTGGAAGATAAGTTCAGAGGGAGATATTGGAATTTTATATGATGAAAATGAAATTATATTTATTGATTTTCCATTAAAACCTGAAGAAATGAAAAAGCTTCTCCCGTTTTATCGTCTTTTTAAAAGAGTGAAAGTTGAAGTGAAAATTGATGATAATGACATCATATTTATGAAGGGGGATAAAGCAAAAAGTAATATATATTTAGTTACAGCTAAAACTGAAGGGAAAAATTCAATAGAAGATAAAAAAGAAATTGAAAAGCAGACAAAAATTGTAGAACAAATGGCAGAAGGGAAACAATTAAAAATAACTTTTATTAAAGGCAAGGATAAAATAGAAAAATATATAGATTTAAAAGGTTTTAAAGAAAAACTTAAAGAAGCAAAGAAAAAAAATAATTAAGGTTAAACCTCAGATATATTTATCTGGGGTTTTTTATTTGTCCGAAATAAAGGAGTAAAAAAATGAATGAAGATATAAGATTGATAGTAACAGCAGATACCACACAAGCTGAAAAGAAAATAGATGGACTAGATGGAAAAGAAATAAAAGTAAAAACAGATATAAAAGTACCTAAAGACCCACTGAAAGAAGTAAAAGAGGAAGCTGATATTTTAGGGAAAAGAGTTGCTGACATAAAATTAAATAAAAAAGCCTTTTCAAAAGATGATATAAAAATATTAAAAGCTGAAATAGAAGCAACAGCCTTAAAAGCAAAAGCGATATATTTTGGAGAGGGATCTAAAAGTGCAAAAGAATTGTCTGATAGATTAAGAGAAATGCACAAAGCTTTAGGAGAAGGAAAAAAACAGGCTAAAGAAACCAATCAAATATTTGGCAGTATGGATATAATGATTGGAAGTCTTAAAGCCAAAATAGTGGCAAGTATAGTCAATACTCTTAAACAAGGAGTAGTGGAAGGGTCAAAACTTGCTGGGCAATTAGAATATGCAATAGAAAAAACTAGAACTATTTCAACAGCTAATAGGGGAATAATAAGTGATGAAGTAGAGAGAATAGGGAAAAAATTTGGTACCGATTATAGAGAAGTGTCAGAAGGGCTTTATCAAGTTGTTTCCGCTATTGGTGATGTACATAAAAAATATGCTTTATTAGAAACGGCAAATAAATTAGCCATTACAGGATTTTCATCTGTGAATGAATCTGTAGATGGACTGACAACCGTTTTAAATGCCTATAATTTAGAAATAGAAGAAGCTGAAAGAGTAGCCAATGTATTTGTAAGAACTCAAAAAGTTGGGAAATTGACAGTTCAGGAATTTCAACAACAACTATATAAAACAGTTCCAACAGCTAAAGAACTTGGAATCACTATTGAAGAAATAGGAGCCTCTATTGCTTTATTGACAGCTAAAGGAAGCAAGGCAGAAGTAGCACAAACACAGATGGGAGCTTTCATGTATGAATTATTAGATACAGGAAGTGAAGTTAATAAACTCTTTGCAAAACTCAAGGGGCAGAGTATAGAAACATATATGAACAGTGGGGGAACTTTTGAAGGAATATTAAAAACTTTGAAAGATTATTCTAATCAATCAGGATTCAAAATAGAAAGTCTTTTTGGAAGAAAAGAGGCAAAAAGTTTTTGGTTGAATGCAGGAAATGATATAGAAGGATTTATAGAAAAATTAAAATCTATCAGTGATCCTTTAAACGAATTAGATAGAAATGTGGATAATTTAATGTCTACAATGGAAAAAAGGATTGAAAGAGGGGCAAAATACTGGGATAGTTTAAAAAATAGTATCGGAAATGCAACTCTTGAAGTTGTAGCCTCTCTTGGAGATATAGCAACAGGACATGATAAAGAAACAGCAGCAAGAAAAAAAATGAATATAGAAATGGAAAATAGTTTAAAAACTTTAGAAGAGCTTGGAGCAAAGAGCAATAAGACAAAAGAAGAACAAGAAAAATTGAATGAAGCTTTAAAAGTATTAGAAATATTAGCTCCAGAAATAGCAGAAGCATATAAAAAGTGGGCTAAAGAAGGTGGAAATTATGCTGATGTTCTTTCACTTATAAAGCAAAGGCAGACAGAAGTTAATAATTCATTTAAAGAAATATCATATAAAGAAGCTCAAGGAGAAAAAGAGAAGCTAGAAAAAGAGATAAAAAGACTGGAAGAAAAAGAGATTGTTTTAGGTAGAAAAAATATGGGCTTTGGAGTACAAGAAACAATAACAGTTAAGGAATTAGAAACTAATCCAACAGGGCTTGAAATGCAAAGACTGAAAGAAAAAGGATTTGATTATGCAAGTCAAGCTCAAAATGAAGTAATGAGATTAAAAAATTTGAGAGGACAACTTGAAGAAGCGAATAAAAAAGTAATAGATAAAGAGAAAGAGATAAATGATTTTGGAAAAAATACAAGTGATGAAAAGAATGATAATATTGTTGCCTCACGAGAAAGTCAAGGGGAATCAGTAAGAAAAAGAACTCTATCAGATATGAAAATTTTTAAGTCCGAACAAGAAATAGAAAATGATATAAATAGGGCTTTGATAGGAGCACAAAAAGAATATTCAGAGAAACTGAATAAACTATCTCCTACAGATTTTACAGGAAAAGAAAAGCTTGATAGTTCATATAGAAATGAAGTTGAAAGTATAAAGAATAAAGGACAAGTAGAACAGTATAGAAGAGAAAGAAACGACCTAGAAAGAAGTATTTTAACTGAAACAGACGACACAAAAATAAAAACGACACAAGATAAGATTGATAAACTTTCATTAAAAATCCAAGATATTGAAGGACAAATCGGAATATCTGATACTGAAAATAGGATAGATAATGCTAAAAAAGCAGTAGAAGAAAAGAAAAAAGCAGATGAAAAAGCCAAAAATGAGATAGAAAAAAGGAATAAAGCTGAACAATTAAAAATTGATACTGAATATAATAAGAAAATGCTTGAAGCTACTACAAAATATAATAAAGATATGGCAGAACTAAGAGAGAGTGGCACAAAAGAAGAAATTGAAGCAGTAAAAAAAGCTTATGAAGAATCTAAAAGAGATATAGAAGCAGAAAAGAAAGTAAAAACTTTAGAAAATAAAAAAGAAAATACTTTCTATTCTACACCAGAAGAAAAAAAGACAAATACCGAAGCAATAACTTCTGAAATAGCTTTAACAGTAGCAAATACAGAAAAAGAAAAAGCAGATCAGGAAGCAAAAGAGGCACAAGAGAAAAACACAAAAGCTTTGGAGAACATGAGTAATAATATTAAAAATTTAGCTAATATGTTCCAAGTGATAGGAGATAATTCAGGAAGCCAAACAATGAAAAATCTTTCTAATATTGGGAGCATAGGAAGTACAATATTTGACGCTCTAAAAGGAACAGAGCAAGGGTCAAGCCTTTTAACTAAAGTATTTGGAAGTGGAGCAATACCAGGGTTTAAAGATTTTAGTATGGGTGCTGGGATTGGAAGTGCTATTTCTGGAGCTTTAGGAGGGGGAGCAGAAGGAAATATTGGAAGTATGATAGGAAGTGGCATAGGAGCAATAACAGGAACTGGACCAGTAGGAAGCATTGTAGGTGGAGCTATCGGAAGTATAGGAGGCAGCCTATTTGGAAGTAAAAGCAAAAAGAAGAAAAAGAGAGAAGAGAGAAGAAGAAAGGCAGCACAAGAAAGATTACAAAAAGGGCTTATATCAGGGCAATATAAATGGGCTGATGTAATAGAAGCATATAACGAAGATTTAGCAAAGCTTGGAACAGGAAGTTATATTGATTTATATGATAAAGTATCCTCAAATACAAATTATGACAATGTATTGTCAAGCCTTGAAGGTGCAAAAGTTGGAAAAGATGGGGTTAGTATGAGTACATTAAGAACTCTTATGCCTCAATATAATGATGAAGAACTTGTGGATTGGTTTAAATCTCTTACAGGGGGTGCAGTCCTTAACGGTGATACTTTAAGCACAGGAGAAGGAAAATACGGGGCAATAGATATAACAGCACTTGCACAACAGGTAACAAATGCAAATAGGGAACTTGAAAAATCACTCAAAGAAACAATAAAAAATATAATAGACTTTTCAGCAGATAGCCTGGCCTCAGTTGTAAGAAATGGATTTGGTGATGGACTTGAAGATTTAGGAGATAACATTGAGAAAATGTTAGCTAATAGCTTAAAGAATGCTTTTATCAACACCGAAATATCAAAAGCTTTATTCAATGGAATGTCTGACAAGGTTTCTGAAATGGTAAAAGATATGTTTAAACAAGACGCTAATTTGGGAATAGACCTTGAAACTGGGGACTTGGAAAGTTTAACACTTACTCAATACATGGAGCTTATTAAAAAGTATATGGAGGCTTCAAATGAAAAGCTAGAAGATCTATTCAAGGAGTTGGGAATGAATATGGATAACCTAACAAACAGTATGGATAATCTAAATAAGAACATGAGTAAAAACACAGTTCAGGGAATGGCAACAAATCTATGGAAATATAATGCAGGGCAGAAAGTAGTAACTGAATTTAACGGAACGTTTGAAGTACCAGTGATTTTAAACGGACAAGTTCTTGATAAACACATAATAAAAGTAACAAGTGACAGCATGAGAAAAGCAAGGAGGAATAAATTTTAATGAGAACTGAAATTATAAAAGCAGATAACAGTAATCATACAATAACAATAATAAAAGAAAATGAAAATATAACAATAAATTTTGATTTTAACCTTGTTCCTTCCCTTTCTCCAAGATTCACACTTCCTTCATGGGCTATGGGAAAAGAAGAGGAATACGAATTTCAAGGAGGATTTGAACTTAAACCAGATAGTACAGGAACAAGGGATGTTGTATATAACATTTTAGCAAGAATAAAAGATTATAAAGAACTTATATTTGTTTGTAAGACACCAGATAAATATAAAGGGGAATTTAGTTATATATCACAGGCATTAAAAGACAATGGAATCATTATGAATGGAACAAGATTGAATTGTATAGCAAATATAGGAAATACTAATTTTGCCACTATGATGGATTCAGTAAGAAACCATCAAGGAGACTTAATTGTATCAACTACTTTTGACACTAAGAGAAAAAGGACTTTTAATTTGACAACAGTTCCTTTGACAGATATTGAATATAGATTATATCCAAATGTTTATACCAATACAATAGAAGAATTTGAAAAAGTTCTATATAAAGATATTGGAGGATATAAAACACTCTCATTAAGGGGAATAGATTATATAGTTATTCTGAAAGATGAAGTGAGCGAAAGTTCTCAAACAGCCATAATTAATGGAGAGGTAAGAGAATGTAAGGTGTATTCATTCAGTTTAGAGGAGGTATAAAAAGTGAGAAAGTTTTTACTTAAATATGAACTCCTTGATAATGAAGGGCTATGGAAAGACTTCACAGAACAGGTTGTAGAAACTACAACTATAAATCTTGGAAATATAGCAGAGGTAGGAAGTGAAGATTTTGGAATAGACAGTTTAAAAAAATTTGCTAATCTTACTATTCATAATGATAAAAATAAAAGACTTTCAACAGGTCCCATACTATCAACCAATCAATTTCAGTTAGGGAGAAGAGTAAGAATAAAAATAAGAACAGCAAAATCAACAAACCATTACAATTTAAGTTATTGGGGAATTGAAAAATCATACATACTTTTAAGGAATATAAGAAGGGTAGAAGAAATAGACCTTACAAGTATATATGATGGAGTAACTTCCCTTACTCCTGAAGAAGCTAATTTAAAAATAGAAAATACCTCACAAATGGCAAATGGATTATATGTATATTTTAATAGAGTAATAAAATCTTATGAAAAAGTAGGGTTTTTAATAATATCTACAGCGAGTGATTTAGACGCAGACAGGACAGAATTTGAAGGAACAGGAGCAAAGGAATATTTTATACCAAATGTTGACCCTGATGTTATAGAACTTTTGGGATATTACAAGTATTCTTATATACCATGGGCTATTGGGTATTTTTCAAGAAATTACTTTTCAGATACTTATGGAGTAGAATATCTCTATTTTGCAAAAGAAGATGATCCAGACAATTTTCCTTATTATATAGAAAGTGTAACTAGGGAAAATGGAGGAATAAAGCTTAAACTAAACACAGAATTTCCTGTAAATGAAAGAATGGTAGTAGGACTATTTTTTAACACAGCAGAAGATATAATCATATTTGATGGGAAGATAAAGAGATATGAAGGGATAGGGTATCACAAGGTATCTCTTGAATGTCAAGACTTCTCATATGACCTTGATGTTATGGCAATAAATAAAACATATCCTAAAGGAATAACTTTTGAATCAACTATACAGCAAATATTAAATGATAATAACAGAAAAGATATAGAATTCTTATATGACCCTATCAATACAGCTACACTCACAGAAGATTATATTATAGAAGATGTGACAATATGGGATTCTATTCAAAAACTAGCCTTATCAAAAGGTTGGAGCTTGTATTTTAGATATGATAGAACAAAGAATAAACAGGTACTAATATTTGAAGACACTATCGTGGCAAGTTATGTAACTTATCAACTTTTAAGAAGTGATGTAATAGGAGAATTTACCTATACAGGTGATTTAACAAGAGTGAGAAATATAGTATCTGTAATATATAAAGACCAAAATGACAGCAACAAAGTAAAAACAATAGAACTCAAAGATGATGATTCAATATTGAGATATAGAGAAAATAGATTGACTTTAGGTCTTGATGTTACTGAAAAAGTTATAACTACAAATGACATGGCAATGAAGATGGCTACACAGGCACTAAAAGATTTAAAAGACCCAGTAGTCAACTATACCATAGAAACTACTTTAATGCCTAAATTAAAGCTTAATGACGAATTGTGGTATATACATGAAAACTTAACAGAAAGACCATTGTTTTTAAGAGCTTATTCTATTGAACATTCTCTTTCTGTAGATGAAACAGGAGAGCTTCAATGCACAACGACAATAACAGGAGGAGGAAAAATTCAGTATAAACTTAATGAATGGCTATATAATGACAGTAAAATACAAGAAGATAAAGAAATAATCATAGTTTAAGGGGGTAAAATGGCACTTGATAAAGGAAGATTAGAAGAAATAGCAACAGCAATAGCCTTGATGTATGACCCTGAAATATATTCAAAGCTAAAAACAGATATAAATAAACCAATGGCAGATATTCCAGTAGGTCATGCTTTAAATATCAACTGGGATAACATTGCAAATTCATATAAGATAATCAAAGACTTTCTAAAAGAAACTTTATACAAAGATGATATGTCAATGGAAAATGTGGGAAGTAAAGTTGTACAGAGGGGAGCAACTGGAGGAATAAAAGTTGGTGATATATATTGTGGAGATATAAGAACAACAACATTAGCCACAAACAGTTTTGTACCTCAAATAGCATATAGAGATAATGATGGAAATATAAAATTTTGTAATGATAAAGGAAAATTTCAAGAATGGGTAGAGATAAATAAATTAATAACTTGGAAAAAAATATGGAGTGGATCTCAACAGGGAGATATAACACACCCTGATATTTCAGGATATAATGAGATTTTATTTATATATTCAAAAGAAGGAAGAATTATTTCATTAAATACCCCAATAGACGCTTGGTTGACATATAATCAGGTTGCTATGCTGAACGGAGACGCTACCCATGATGGTTATGTATCAAGAATATCTAATACAGTAACTAGGGTTAGTAGTGGAAGAACTACTTATACCCTAAGGGCTATATATGCAAGATAGGAGGATTTGATGAAAAAAGGGAATATAGCATTAAATATAAATGCTGATGTAGTAGAAGGACCAAGAGGGCTTTCTATAAAAGAATTAAAATATAAAGAAACTCTTGCAAATGGAGATAATGTTTATTCTGTTATAAGAGAAGATAATAACATTATAGGAGAAGTGACAGCAAAAAAAGGAGATAAAGGAAACACAGGAGAAAAGGGAGATACTGGAAGAGGGATAACAAGTATTACTAAAAAAAGTGAAATAGCTGGGATAAACTATTACGAAATAATTTATACTGATGGAGGAAAAGGAGAATTCACGGTAGAAGATGGGAAAAACGCCTATGATATAGCAATAAAAAATGGTTATGATGGAACAGAAGAAGAATGGCTGTTATCTCTTATAGGGAAAGGACTTGAATTTAATTGGAATGGAACAAAATTAGGGGTAAGAGTAGAAGGAGAAACAGAATATCAATATAGTGATGATTTGAAAGGAGAAAAGGGAGATAAAGGAGATATAGGAAAAGCTTTTTATATAGCAAAAGTATATTCTAGTATAGCAGAAATGCAGACAGATTTTAATAATAATACTGTTAAGACTGGAGAATATGTAATTATTTCTAGTGCAGATGAAGATAATGGGAAACTTTTTGAAAAGAAAGAGAGCAGTTTTGAATTTATAGTCAAAATGAGTGGTTATGGTGGAGGAGGAAATGAATATATATTTGTAAATAGAGAAAATGAAACAGTCATAGTAGGAAATGGCAATATACCCAATGGGAAAGGAAATACAGCAGTAGGGATAGATAATTTAAAACAGATAACAACAGGATATAATAATACTTCTTTGGGTACTTCTGCTTTAGCATATAATACTGATGGACATAGCAATACTGCTCTTGGAGCTTATTCATTAATGGGTAATATGAATGGAGCAGAGAATGTAAGCATAGGATATCAAAGTTCATATATAGGTGCTGCAAGGTTTCGGAATGTAGCTATCGGATATAGAGCTTTATATGAAGGAACATTTTTTAATGCAATTGGTATTGGATATAATGCAGCAGTCACAGGAACCAGCCAAGCACAAATAGGAGATTCAAGTGTAACAGTATATTGTTATGGAGCTGTTCAAAATAGAAGTGATAAAAGAGATAAGACAGATATACAAGATACAAATTTAGGTTTAAATTTTTTAATGAAATTAAAACCTAGAGAATATAGATGGGATTATAGGGAAAATTATATCAATCAAGAAGCAAAAGAAAGAGAACTTAAAGATATAGAAAATCTTGAAATAACTGAAAAAGAAAAGGAAAAAAAAATAGATGAAATATTGATAAGGTACTCTTTAGAAAATGTAAAAAAAGATGGAAGCAAAAAAGGCTGGAGGCTTCATCAAGGCTTTATAGCACAAGAAGTTTTTGAAACTATGCGTGAATTAGGGGTAGACTTTGGAGGATATCAAGACCACTCTATTAATGGAGGAAAAGATGTATTAAGTTTAGGGTATGAAGAATTTATAGCTGTAATAGTAAAAGGGATACAAGAACAACAAAAAGAAATAGAAGAGTTAAAAAACAAAATAGAGAAATTGGAGGGGAGAAAATGAATATATCAAAATATTTTATAGAGAGAGAAACAACAGTATCAGCAACAGGGGAAAAAATGAAAATAAAGAATATTCCTAATCAAGATGAAAAGGATAATATTCTATATACAGCTTCAAGAATGGATACAATAAGAGAATACTTGGGAGTGCCTCTTATAGTTCTTTCATGGTTTAGATCAGAAGAATTAAATACAGCAGTAAAAGGAAGTAAAACATCAGCTCATAGATATGGTCTAGCTGTAGATGTATATAGTACTAAAATGAATAGTAAGGAGATATATGACAAGTTGATAGAGGCACAGAAAAAAGGAATAATACAATTTGACCAGTTAATTTATTATCCAAAGCAGAATTTTGTTCATATTGGATTTAAATTAAATAAGGACCAAGAAAGAAAAATGTACTTTATAAAATAAGGGGGAAATAATATGTTTAAAAAAACAATATTAAATTTAGTTAGTGGATTTTTACCAGATATTCTAAATAAATATATAAAACCAGAAGAAGTGGACAAAGTAATGGCAGAAGTAGAAAAGGAGAAATTAAAAGTTTTTTCAAGTATGCTAGAAAGAGGAGGAATACTTCATTTATTTTATGTCTATAGTATACTGGTAATATTTCATCACATAATAACACCTTATTTATCTGCATTTATGGGAATTCAAATATATAGTTTACCTATACCTACAGAATTAACAGCACTTGTAGGAAGTTTAGGGGCTGTAATATTGGGTAAGAAACATTTCGACAAGAAAATAGGTAATTAAGGAGAAAATATATGGATAAATTAATGGAATATTTAGTGAGTTATGGAAGTTTGGGAATAGTGACAGCATATTTTCTATACAATGATTTTCAAGATAGAAAAAATTACAGGCAATTTATGCAAAATTTAACAAATCAAGTGCATGATCATGAAAAAAGATTATCATTACTTGAAGCTGAAAAATAAAAGAGAAGAGAGCCTTCTAAGCTATCTTCTTAAACACTCTGGGGAAAGATTTACTATATTATATATATTCTTAAAAAAAATTATTTTCCTTTTTTATTTAAAAATAAAAGAAGCCTCTAAAAAAAGAGACTCCTTTTTCAATTAAATTTAACAAGGATAATATAACTATATCATAATTTTTTTAATTATAAAATCAAATTTTCTCAAAAATAACAGGACCTGTTTATGATATTTCCTTATAGGAATCCCAC